GAGAATCAGTGTTGCATCTACTTCTAATTTTGATACCTTTGAAGGGTTATCAGTAAGTAATGTAAATCCTGGATTTGTAATTATTGAAGATGAAATAATTAAGTATACTAGTGTTGGAGTGGGGCAACTATTAGGAATTACAAGAGGTATAGATTCAACAGTCATTGTTGACCACGATTTATCCACTTTAGTTTACAAATATGAACTTTCTGGTGTCTCATTAAAAAGAATTAACAAAACCCATACTGTTGCCGATACTGGAATTGATATTGATAGTTATTATATTCAATTTGATAGGACAAATTTTGATTCGAATACAACAAATAGAATTATAGATCAAGGACCTACTGGAACACCAGCAAATGCTCCACAAATTTCATTTAATCGTGATGATATATGTGGGGGATCTATGGTTGAATCTACAGAAAATATTCAGTATGAATTTGTCAATCCACATGTACCATCCATATCCCCAGAAGTTGGTACTTCTTTATCCGCCGAAGTGAGAACAACAAGCGGAACAAGCGTAAATGGAACAGAAACTTCATTTATAGATCTACAGTATGAACCAGTTAAATTAGATGTACCGAATGCCTTAACGTCAACAAGACTAGTTTGCTCCAGAATTAATGAGCAAACATATTTAAGTTCCGGAAAATCATTTACATTAAAAGTTAATTTAGCAACAGAAGATCCTAACGTATCTCCAATGCTTCTTTGGAAGAATGCATCATCAGAATTTATTGGAAATAGATTAAATAGTCCTATCACAGACTATGCTTTAGATCCTCGTGTAAATGGATTCGTAGGAGATCCACATGCTGCAGTATACGTTTCAAATATTGTAAGACTTCAACAAGCGGCAACTTCTTTAAAGGTAATCGTAAGTGCATATAGGCATAATTCCGCAGACTTTAGAGTTCTTTATAGTTTAATTAGACCAGATTCTAGTGAAGTTGGTCAAGCATTTGAACTATTCCCAGGTTATACAAACTTAACTACAGATAAAAGTTTGGATGGATTCTTAGATGTGGTAGATCCTGCAAAAAATAATGGATTACCAGATGTTTTAGTTACACCAAGTTTACAAGATGAATTTAGAGATTATGAGTTTAGTGCAAATAATTTGGGAATTTTTACAGGATACCAAATAAAAATAGTAATGTCTGGTACAAACTCAGCATATCCACCAAGATTTAAAGATCTAAGAAGTATTGCTTTAGCATAATGATACCAGTAGAAGGACATCCAAATTTGTACAGAGATGAAAAATCTGGTGCTATAATAAATTGTGATACCATTGGATACAACCAATATCAAAGACTAGCACAAAATAAAATATTAGAAAGACAAGAAATTGATAAAATTAAAAATGATATTGCTGAGATTAAATCTTTACTTAAGGAGATGATTAATGGATCCCGATAAAATTGAATTAGAAAATTTAACCAAAAATTTTGAATATTTTAAATATGCATCTGAAATTGATAAAATAGATGATATCGATGACTTAAAAAATATAGCTAAATCTTATTTTAAATTATACCTCAAACAACAAGAAGTTATCAGTTCTTTGGCAAAACTCTAAGTATAAATAAGAAGTAGAGCTTAAAAAATAGATGGCGGCAGTATATGTAAGTAATCTAATTATTAATGCTGGTGCTACGTTTTCACAAACTTTTAATCTGGAAGATACTGCCACAAATGCACCATTAAGCTTAACCGGATACACCGCTTCAGCTCAAATGAGAAAATGGGCAGGCAGCTCCTCTTCCACAAGTTTTACATGTACAATTGAAAGTCCAGCAACTGCAGGAAAACTTACTATTTCATTAACTAGCACTCAAACCGCAAATTTAAAACCAGGAAGATATGTTTATGATATTTTGATTACAAGTGGGAATATTAAAAATAGAGTCATAGAAGGAATGGTTCTGGTAACAGAAGGAGTTACTAAGTAATGGCAGACATTAGAGTCAGAGTTGGTCAACAAAACGGAATAAAAATTGTTTCTAGCAACTCTGGTCTTGCCAATGCAGTAGAAGCTACTAATGTAATAGGCGGCATAGCATCCGTAACTGCATTGAATGTTAGTGGTCTTTCCACATTTGTTGGTGTTGCAACTTTTTATAATAATGTTTACATTTCTGGAAATTTAACAGTTTCAAATGATCTTACATTTGATGAATTTAATGCAACAAATGCAAATATTTCTGGGTATACAACTACAACAAATTTAAATGTAGGTGTATCTACTGTAACTGGTTCTTTTTATTATGTTCCCTCATATACTAGTGGAATTGCATATTTTAACCCTAATGGGTTAATGGTATCTACTGGGGCAACAAGTTCCGCAATAACTTATACAAACTATATACTAACAACAGATGATAATGGCATTCCAACCTGGACAAGTGTAATAGATGGAGGATCCTATTAATGTCAAAACCAACAACTAGGCAAGAACTTGTTGATTATTGCTTAAGAAGATTAGGAGCTCCTATTCTTGAGATTAACTTGGATGATGATCAAATTGATGATATGGTTGATGATGCATTGCAATATTTTCAGGAAAGGCACTTTGATGGCGTCGAGAGAATGTATCTTAAGTATAAGATTACTGAGGAAGATTTAAATAGGGGAAGTGCTCAAGCACCAAATGGAGTTGGAATTGTCACCACAACGGGATCTGCAAATATTTCTGGTATTGGAACAACTTCTTTTAATTTTTATGAGTCATCAAATTTCATCCAAATTCCAGATTCTGTAATTGGTATTGAAAAAGTTTTTAAATTTGATACGAGTTCAATTTCTGCGGGAATGTTTAGTATTAAATATCAATTATTTTTAAATGATTTGTATTACTTTAATTCCGTTGAACTTTTGCAATATGCAATGGTAAAAACTTATTTGGAAGATATTGACTTTTTATTAACAACCGATAAACAAATAAGATATAACAAGAGGCAAAATAGATTATATCTGGACATTGAGTGGGGTGCAAAATCTAAAGATACATATCTTATAATTGATTGTTATAGGATTCTAGATCCAAATGATTTTACTAAAGTTTATAACGATAGTTTTTTGAAAAAATATTTGACTGCTCTATTGAAGAGACAATGGGGTCAAAATCTAATTAAATTTAGAGGAGTCAAACTTCCTGGTGGAATTGAATTAAATGGTAGAGAATTGTATGAAGATGCTGAAAGGGAAATAGAGGCTATAAGGCAAAGAATGTCTATGGATTACGAACTACCACCTTACGATTTTATAGGATAATGGCACTTAATCCATTTTTTTTACAGGGATCTCCAGGTGAGCAGAGACTTGTTCAAAGTTTAATTAATGAGCAACTAAAAATTTATGGGGTTGAAGTTGTATACATACCTAGAAAATTTGTTCGAAAGGAAACTATAATAAGAGAAGTAACAACATCTAAATTTGATGATAACTTCGCTATCGAAGCATATGTGAATAATTATGAGGGATATGGCGGTCAAGGAGATATTTTAACAAAATTTGGAATGAACTTGAAAGATGAATTAAATTTAATCATTTCAAAAGAAAGATTTGAAGATTTTATATCTCCGTTTATAGCAAATGATGAGCAAGCAGCATCGGAAATTAGCACTAGACCAAGAGAAGGTGATATTATCTATTTTCCTTTAGGTCAAAGAATATTTGAAGTAAAATTTGTAGAGCATGAGCAACCATTTTATCAACTTGGAAAAACATATGTTTATGAATTAAAATGTGAACTCTTTCAATATGAAGATGAAATGGGTGGATGGAGTAATATTAATACAAGTGAAGAAGAAATTGATAGTCTCCTTGAAAATGTTGGATACATTACTAAGTTGCAACTCATATCTTTTGGATCTCAAGCTCTTGCGACAGCCACCGCAAACTCTGGGTATATTAGAAAAATAATTCTATTAAATGATGGATATGATTATACATCAACACCGACTGTATCTATTTCAACAGCTCCTTCTGGAGGTAAAAATGCCCAAGCTGTTGCAATTACAACTTCAGTTAATGGTGTACATTCTATCAAAGAAATTTTATTAGTAAATGCTGGATCTGGATATACAGTATCACCAGGAATAGCAATTACAGGTGGAGGTGGATCTGGCGCGGCAGTCACTTGTGTGCTTGTCACGGGATATTCTGGAATATCCAGCGTAAGCATTGCAACAACGGCACTTGGGTCTGGTTATCCAACATCACCGACGATTACATTTAGTTCTCCTACCGCTGGATTAGCTGTGACCGCAGTTGGTAGAGTTTCAATTGCAGAAACTGGAATCGTCACTGGAGTTTTACTTTCGGATGCTGGTATTGGATACACAACAACTCCTACCGCCACAATATCCCCACCACCTTTAATCACTGGGATTGGAACATTCGTATTTAATGAAGTAGTCACAGGTTCAATTTCCAATGCAACTGGAAGGGTAAAAACTTGGAATTCTACAACAAATGTTCTTAAAGTTGGAACCACTAACGGAACTTTTGTAGCGGGAGATATTATAGTTGGATCAACTTCTAATGCAACATATTCATTAGATTATATTGAAGAGGCGAAGTTTAGTGATAAATATGAAGATAATGATCAAATCGAACAAGAGGCAGATCTTATCGTCGATTTTTCAGAATCAAATCCATTCGGTAATTACTAATGTTAGGTACTTATTATTATCATCAGATTATTAGAAAAACCATCATTGCGTTTGGAACTCTTTTTAATCAAATTTATATTAAACATTTAGATGAAAATGGTAGTACATATAATGAAATGCGCGTTCCTTTGGCATATGGACCAATGCAAAAATTTCTTGCTAGGTTGCAGCAACAAGCAGAATTAAATAAACCAGTTGCTATTACGCTACCAAGATTGTCATTTGAAATGATTTCGATTCAATACGATCCAACAAGAAAAGCTAATGTAACTCAGACGTTTAAAACATTAGATGGCAATGATTTGAAAAAAGTATATTTACCAGTACCATATAATATTGGATTTCAATTGTCTGTAATGAGCAAATTGCAGGACGATGCTCTACAGATTGTAGAACAAATTTTACCATATTTTCAACCATCTTTTAATCTTAGCGTTGATTTGGTTGATTCTATCGGAGAAAAAAGAGATATTCCAGTTGTCTTAGATAATGTATCTTTTACAGATGATTATGAGGGAGATTTTTCAACGAGAAGAGTTTTAATCTATACTTTTAATTTTACGGCAAAGACATATCTATTTGGACCTATTGCTGATACCACTGATGGATTAATTCGTAAGGTTCAAGTTGATATGTATAATAATATAGACACGCAAACTGCAAAAAGAGAGATGCGATATACTGTTGAACCAGATCCTATTGATGCTAACCCAGATGATGATTTTGGATTTACGGAGGAGTGGTTAAACTTTAATGATTCTAAAACTTATAGTCCCACTCAACAATCAGATATTTAATTTATTATGAAAAATAATTATGATAAGTTAGATTCATCATTGAATATCAACAGTGAAATTGTTGAGGTCGATAAAGTTAATGATGAATTGAATATAACTCCTATTAAAGGTGATGATATTCAAAAAGATTACGAATATACTCGTGCAAATTTATATTCTTTAATAGAGAAGGGTCAAGAAGCTATTAATGGAATAATGGAACTTGCTGGAGAAGGTGGAAGTCCCAGAGCATATGAAGTTGCTGGTCAATTGATTAAAAATGTTGCGGATACAACAGACAAATTGATTGATTTGCAAAAGAAACTTAAAGAAGTTGAAGAGGATACTACCAAAACTACAAATAATGTCACTAACAATGCAGTATTTGTTGGTTCAACTTCAGAACTTTCAAAATTACTCAAGCAAGGTTTTCTAAATAATAAAGAATAGAAATATATTGTCTTGGATAAACTTAAACCCCATAAATCAGTTGAACAGATTGCAAAGAAGCATCGTCTTGATGTTTCTTTTGTGAGAAATCAACTTGAAATGGGAATTCCTATTGAACATGAGCATACCAAAGATAAAGTCTTGGCAACTGATATTGCCCTCCAACATCTTGATGAAATTCCAGATTATTATACTCGCTTGAAAAAAATGGAAGCAGATGCTAAAAAGCATCATAAAAAATTCAAAGATGTAAAAGAGGCGACAGACGGTGTTGGAGCAAAATCTAAAAATTACAATTTGAAGAAATGGTTTGATGATGGTGGTTGGGTTCAAGCAGGTGGTAAATATGATGGAAAACCATGCGCTAAACAACCAGGTCAAACTACAAAACCATTTTGCCGTGATCCTGATGATCGTAAAAATATGAGTAAAGAAGAGAGAAATAAAAGATCTGCTAAAAAACGTAGAGAAGATCCAAATCCAAACAGATCAGGAGCTGCAAAAATCGTGACAAAAGAAGAATACATTCAAGAAAAGAAAGGTGAAAAGGATGCTTGCTACCATAAAGTAAAAAGTAGATATAAAATTTGGCCAAGTGCTTATGCATCGGGAGCACTTGTTAAATGCCGTAAGGTTGGTGCCGATAATTGGGGTACAAAAAGTGAAGCAGCAAATCTAGCCCAACAAGCAGCGATTGCAATTGATATGAAGAAAAAAGGAATCAAACCAAAATCAGAAATGAAAGAAGATTGTTGGGATGGATATAAGCAAGAGGGGATGAAAAAGAAAGGTAAAAAAATTGTCCCAAATTGTGTGCCAGTAAAAGAGGAGCAAACAATGATTAGATATTGTCCCAAGTGTCAAAAAGATGAAACCCGTAGCGAATGCAAATATGGTCCAAAGTATTGGGATATGTTCTCAATTCCATCGGCACTCACAACCAATCAATTAAAATACAATATTGCTACTGTTCATCCTGGAAATTTTCCAGAATCTTATGATCATGAATATTCAATGGCTCGCTCAGAACTTTCAACAATTATTTCTGCAGCAAAGAGACTTCGTAAAAAAATGAAAGGTGAAGGTAATATTGAGGCATGGGTTCAGTCAAAAATTACAAAGGCAGCAGATTATATTGATACTGCAGCAGATTATGTAGATAGTGGTGAAATGAAATCTGAAAGTGTTGAGAGTGGTCCAATTCTTCCCAAAGAAAGGGGTAAAAGAATATTTCCTAAAGGACAAGAACCAAAACCAACTGGTGCAAAATTACCACCTCTTCAAAATGCACACTATGAACTAGAAGGTGATCTAGTTGAATACTCAAACTGGAGAGCAGATTTTGGATTATCCGAGGATTGGCAAAAAGTAAATCGTCAAGATAAGACTGATGGATTGAGTCCATCTGCAGTAAAAGCATACCGTCGTGAAAATCCTGGATCAAAACTTCAGACTGCAGTGACAGAAAAAAATCCAAAAGGAAAAAGAGCAGGTCGCCGTAAAAATTTTTGCAGTAGAATGAAAGGCATGAAAGATAAACTTACTTCTGCAGAAACAGCAAGAGACCCAGATTCAAGAATTAACAAAGCACTTCGTCGTTGGAACTGTAACTAATGAAATCCTTCAAACAATTTTTATCAGAAAGCGTCAATATTGCTGGAGATTTCAACGGAAATCTCTATATGAATTCTTCACAACCTGAAACTACTAAAGAGTCCTTTCTTGCTGATGTAGTTTGGCAAGGAAGACTTTATCGTATGGAAGTTGAAGGTAAAATGATAGATAAAAATGAACTTGCCGAACAACTTCAGGGAGAATATCCCGGAGCAATAGTTCATAATATTTACCCAGCAACATCAAATTCTTTAAAAATTAAAGACGCACAACGATATAGACCAGAAAGATTATCTTGGAGTGATTGATTTATGGCACAGTGGAATAAGAGTACGCAGGACTTTCTAAATCAGGAAAGGACACTTTTTGAAGTTTTTAATATTGCAGATCACTGGGGAAACCAGACAGACTGGAGACCTCAATTTACCAACAACAACAGATTCAAAATATCTCCATATCAAACAGTATTCTTTAACACCTTCCAGTATGGTAAAGAGACTGATGTATGGGATGAAGGAGTAGTTGGAGTTGGAACTGCAACATTTAATGCAAATGCCAGTAATGTTATAATGCAAGTTGGTTCT